ATATGATACACAGCAATCTATCCTGTCCCAATAAGGATTGTAGGGCCATGTATGAAGTATATTTACCACTAACAAAAGGAGACATAGAACATGATAGATAATCCAATGGAAGCACGAGACGAAGACTTTGTAATTAGAGTACGGCCTGCCCTACATGAAGGAGAATGGACGGGTGAAGTAGACTTATCTATTCTAACACATGAGCTTAATCCACTAGACGATGCTAGCTTCGATGACCTTATGCACTTTTGCACTATGGTATGTGCTACCGTACCCATGATGGAGAAAGAGGAGTCAATTAGAAATATTGTAGAGGGCTATGTAAATAACTTAAGTAACACTAGGCAGGATGCTGAGGAAAAAGAAATTGAAGTAGACAAAAAAGATGTTGCATCTTCTGTAAAAGATGGTAATATAATTACTGTAGATTTCTTTAATAATAAAAATCAGAAGTTACATTAGGAGATAGGAGCATGACATACAGTGAATTTGGCAGACACGGGGATAATCCACAGAAAGCATGGAAGCAACGTAAGAGAACTTCCCTTGAAAGAAAGTTAGGCATAGACGAAGAAGATAACCAAACTGATATGTTTTCTGATATGGTAAATCATCCACCGCATTATAATTCATCAGGCATAGAATGTATTGATGCTATTGAGGCAGCAACAGAGGAGGGGTATGAATACTATCTTCAAGGGAATATTATGAAGTACATCTGGAGATACCGTTATAAAAATGGACTAGAAGATTTACGTAAAGCTCAGTGGTATCTAGCTAAACTAGTCGAAGCAAAAGAGTCGAATGGAAAGTAAGATGAAAGTACGAGTAAAAATGTTTCTTACACTAGAAGTAGACACAGAGGAGTATCAAACTCCTGCAGATGGAGACTTCGGCATAGAGTTAGAAGACGGACTTAAAGAATTTATACACGAAGTAGAAGGTATTCAAATTAAAAATATAAGAACAATTACGGAGTAAGATATATGAACAATACATTACCTACAGACTATCAAAACTTCATTGCTCTTTCTCGCTACGCTAGGTGGAAAGAAGATGAACAACGCAGAGAAACATGGGGAGAAACTGTATCTAGATACTTTGACTATATGACAAAGCATTTAAAAGATAAGCACAGCTTTACCTTAACAAGTTCATTGCGTAACGAGTTGGAAGAAGCGGTGCTGTCACAAGAAGTAATGCCTAGTATGAGAGCCTTGATGACTTCAGGGCCTGCACTAGACCGCTGTCATGTAGGTGGATACAATTGTTCATACGTTCCGGTAGATAGTCCTCGTGCCTTCGATGAAACAATGTACATTCTAATGTGTGGTACAGGTGTGGGCTTTAGTGTTGAGAGACATAACATTGAGAAGTTACCTATCGTAAACGAAGACTTCCATGAAACAGATACCGTAATTAAAGTAGGAGACAGTCGTCCGGGTTGGGCTAAGTCACTTAAAGAATTGATAGCTATGCTATACACAGGACAAGTTCCTAAGTGGGATACAAGTGAGGTACGTGAAGCAGGAGCTAGACTTAAAACATTTGGGGGCCGTGCCTCTGGACCTCAGCCTTTAGTGGAGCTATTTGATTTCTGTATTGAAGTATTCCGCAAAGCTGCAGGACGTAGACTATATCCAATTGAGTGCCATGATATTATGTGTAAGATTGGGGAAGTAGTAGTTGTAGGTGGGGTACGTAGAAGTGCACTAATTAGTTTGTCTAATCTTAACGATGACCAAATGCGTAATGCTAAGGCAGGACAGTGGTGGGAGTATGAAGGACAGCGTTCCTTGGCTAACAATAGTGTAGCATATAAAGGTAAGCCGGAGATGGGTACATTCATGCGTGAGTGGATGGCTTTGTATGACAGTAAGTCTGGTGAACGTGGCATCTTTAACCGTCAGTCTGCACAGAAGCAGGCCGCTAAGAATGGTAGACGAGATGCCGGTTGGGACTTTGGATGCAATCCATGTAGTGAAATTATACTACGCCCATACCAGTTCTGTAACCTTAGTGAGGTAGTAGTACGTGATACAGACACTGAAGCTACACTGAGACGTAAGGTAGGATTGGCTACTACACTTGGCACATTCCAAGCAACACTGACTGACTTTAAATACTTACGTAAGGTATGGAAGAACAACACTGAAGAAGAACGTCTACTTGGTGTATCCCTTACTGGTATTATGGACAATAAATTAATGGCAGATAAAGTACGCACTGCTAACTTAGCCGAAATGCTAGAGGAACTTAAGGCGGTATCAGTGAAGGTTAATGCTAGTATCTCTAAGAAGCTAGGTATCAATCAGTCTACTGCTATTACATGCATCAAGCCTTCCGGTACAGTATCTCAGTTAACAGATGCAGCATCAGGTATTCATGCAAGACATAACCCTTATTACATTCGTACTGTACGTGGTGATAATAAAGACCCACTAACACAGTTCTTAATTGATGCAGGCATTCCGTCTGAGCCTGATGTAATGAAGCCGGATAGCACTACAGTCTTTAGCTTTCCTATGAAGTCACCTAACAGTGCCGTATGTCGTACCGATATGACTGCCATTGAACAGTTAAACCTATGGCTAACCTATCAAAGACATTGGTGTGAACACAAACCTTCTGTTACAATCAGTGTGAAGGAAGACGAGTGGATGGATGTAGGTGCATGGACGTACGAACACTTCGATGAAGTATCAGGCATTAGCTTCTTACCATTCAGTGAACATACTTACAAGCAAGCACCCTATCAGGACTGTGACAAAGCAGATTACACAGCAATGCTGAAGAGTATGCCTAAAGCAATTGATTGGAATAAGCTTCAAGAGTTTGAGAAAGAAGATACTACATCAGGTGGCCGTGAGCTAGCCTGTACTGCCGGAACTTGTGAAGTCGTAGACTTAACTGCAAATTAATCTTACCCGAAAGGAATATTAACATGGATAAATTAGAGCCTAGTGTAGCTAACCGAAAGAAGTTTGACCTTGACCTTGAGTACGGTAAGGTAAGAGAGAAGCTTGTAGCTGACATGCTACAGGATAAAAAGATTGAAGTTAAATCAGAGAGGGATGTGTGGCAACGCACAGGTAACATTGCGATTGAGTATGAGTCGTATGGTAAACCTAGCGGCATCAATGCCACAGAGTCTGACTACTGGTTTCATAACCTGTGTATAGGAGAGGATGTATTTGCAACGCTTGTGTTTAATACAGATAGTTTAAAGCGTATCATTGGTGGGCTAGATAACAAGAGGTCTGTATCCGGTGGGGACCACAATGCCTCTCGCATGTATCTGTTAAACCTACAGAAGTTATTTTCATCTGACGTAGTGAAAGCATTTAAAGATAAGGGAAATCTTGCAGAAGAGCAAAAGGAAGCTAGCTAGTATGAGTAGAGCAGAAGAATATGTTTCCTTACAGGAAGAGCTAGACCAGTGGTTGCATACCAAGTATAAAGGAATGACACCACAGTCTAGTATGCTTCCTATATTAAGGCTAAAAGAAATACATGAATTGATGATACAGCAAAAACATTATGCACATCACGGTAAGCATGTTAGCACAGCTAACCTTAAACAGATTAGAGAACTGTGTACTAACTTGATAGACATGTCTTATGAGATACAGGAGATAGTGCTTACACATGACCCGTCCCTGACGGAGTGCAAGTATTAGAACATTTTATCTAAGTAGCGTCCTAACTCTGTGGCGAGACGGTAATGGTTTGTGTCAGGTTCTTCTTTGACCATTTCCAGAACAGACTTGCCATACTCTTCTACATAGTATTCATCAACAAGTCGTGTCTGATTCTTAGTTAATCTACCATACTTTGCTCTATCAAATGAAGTGTACCCTACACCTTTGTTTGCTGCTTTTTTAGTGGCATCGAAAGAACCAAGCCGTTCAGCCATTTCTCTGTATTTTATAAGTCTATTGTTAAAGCCTGCTCTCTTTTTACTATCAGGTAGTCCTTGATAATATGAAGACTCAATAAACTCACCCATATCTTTTTCAATTATAGCACCTAACCTTTTATTCATAAAGCTATCTGCTGTTTTGTCCCCCGTCTTAGCACCTAAAGTGTATCGTTCAATGCCTAGTCTTGCTATTTCATTCTCAACTGTATTCCTAGCTGCTTCTTTACGGGGCATACCAATTTGTCCGGCTATAGATGACATACGATAAATATCATCTTCACGAGTAGGACTTTCTAACGCAGGCAATTGCTTAGATAGCTCAGGTAAGTCCTTAACAATTACATTCTTGAGGGCAGAGTAAAATCTTTCGTCTGTCCCTATTCCATTCGTAGGTTTGGCATCACGTAATACTGCAGCCTCTGTATCATAGGATGCTTGTATGTCCCTTACAAGTCTTGCCGGAGTTAAGAACCCACCTACTAGTGAGCCTAGATAGCCACCCATTAACTCAGCTACACGTTCTGATGTAGGCGTACCTATTCCATCCTCTTGTAACGGAGCAATGAAAGTTTCACCAAAATTTTCTAATATGAAAGAGCTAGTACCAGTACGTGCTTGTACTCCGGCTACCGTAGCAATAACTTCTTTAACATTAAACTGCTTTTTATTGGTTGTCTTAACTATTGCATCGGCAATGGCAAGATAAGGAGCTAGTGGGAAGAAGGGACGTAAGTCACCTATCGTACCATCGTCTGCACGGTATTCATAAAACTTTACATCTTGATTTTCTTGCCTGTACTTAACGGCTGCAGCCAATGCTGCCGTACCCACAACTCCTTGTGCTATATCCTCTCTAGCTTCTTTCATTTGAGCAAGTGCTGCTTTATTTAGCTTGCCTTTTTCTTCTACTGTCTTAGCAGCGTTTGCTAATTTTTTATAATGTTTTGACGAAGCAGCTCTGTATATTCCTCCCAAAAGATTTACAGTGGAGAAGTCGTACTGAAACTTAATAGCATTAACCATAAACCTTGCGAATGGAAATGCTGCAGTACCAATAGGACCACCAAAGGGACCTACTGCCTCAGTAAACTTAATAAACTTTGCACCAAGAGTATTGCCATCAGGCATCTTAGTAAAGGTAAATTCAAGTGCCTCTTCAATAGAGTCTGCCATTACCTTAGACGGAAGCTGTTTGCCTGCTGCCACAAATTCATCAAGACTTTTAAACTGGTTAGCTCCGACAGGGTTATCTACAATAATACCTGCCCGTCTTAGCTTTTTATCAATGCTATTAACAAAGATACCCTTTCTAAAGAATTGGTCTTGTGCTACGTTAAGAGTATTCATTTGTCGTGAAAAGGCACTAAGAGTTTCATCATCAGAAACTTCTTGTAGTGTCCGGTCTATTCTTCCGGCAAGCTTTCTATTGTGCTTTAATAAATCATCAGCAAGAGATTGAGTGTTTGTAACACGAGCTAATCTATTTAGCTTACCAAACGAATCTCGAAGTACATCGCCAATATTACCCTTGCCTATTGCTTTGTTACCTGTGGTAGCGGCTTCTGCACCACGGCCAAACTGGTAAATAGCAGACTCTATAGCATCGGAAGCTGTTTCCATAGTGAGTCGGACAGCACCAGTAGCTATGTTACGGACAGTGGTAGCAACCTGAGACACCATAAGTGCCCGTCTCTCTCTATCTAATCTTCTCATTAAGTCTACGGTTTTAGACATAGGCCCTGCAACTTTGTCTGCACTAGAAGCTTGTTTTAAAATCTTTTCCAGTTCAGGGTCAAGCCTTCCTAACCTTTTCATAATCTTACCAACTTGACTAGCAGTACTTAAGAAGGAACCTGCATTAGAGTAAGTTGCTCCCATAGCATTAGCGAATTGTTCTACGGTCAATCCGGCACGAGATATAGCACTATCTAGTGCATCATCAAAAGCTTTGTCTTCCAAGTCAAGCTTACCAAGAATGTTACCTTCCCCAGTAAGTAAGTCTTTAGTTGCTTCTTCAATGTCTCTTGCTGACTTGCCTTTAACTGCATCAAGTCTGTCCATAACAACTTTACCAATGACTTCCATAGCCTTGGTATCTTCGTCTATCATTTTACCTAGCTGACCTGTGCTAGCTAAGTCGGACACAACATTAGTAACAACTCCACCTACCCGTTTCATAAGCTCTAGATTAAAT